GCTCAGCAGTGGCAGGCCCCGTCGTTTGAGCAGGCGGCCCCGCTGGCCACCTCGCTGACGCAGGCCTATCCCCCGGCCAATCCGCAGGGGCAACGTGGCTTCGGGGATTGGTGGGGCGGGTTGTCGGGCCCTGGGAAGCTGGGAGCCATTCTCGCGGGTGGGACGGCGGTGGCTGGCTTGGCGGGGGCGCTCCAGCAAGCCTTCGGCGGGGGAGCGAAGACCAAGAGCACCACGGTCCAGAAGGTGCCTCCGCCGGGTCCGGATGAGCTGGCGATCCGGGCCCAGGCGATGGCCAACGCGAGACGGATGGATCCACAGCTCCAAGCGGCGCTGGATCAGATTGCTCGCAACCAGCAACTGCTGATGGAGCTCCAGCAAGCGGCGATTCCCGTGGCGCAGCAGGCTCCCGATCTGGCGGCGCAGCAGGCGCAGATCCTGGGGGCGCTGGCGCCCACTGCTACTGGGCTCGCCGGTGGGCAGATGATGCTCACGCCCGAGATCCAGCGCACCATCGAGCAGGCCTTTGAGCCGGCCATGGGCGACATCGCAAGGCAGGCTATCGAGAGCGCGAGGAATCGTGGGTGGGCCGGTGGGGCGGAGTTGCTCGCTGGACCAGGGGCCCCCATTGCGGGGCCGGCCCTCGCGGATCTCCAGGGGCAGATGGCGAAGGCCAAGCTGGAATATGGGCTGGCGCTGCCGCAGGCGGCGGCCACCATCGCGGGAGCGTACACCCAGCCGCTTGAGACCCGGCTGGGGGCGGGCATTCCGGTGACGCAGGAAGGGGCCCGGTTGGCGGCGGCGCTGCAGGGGGTGTCCAAGGAGCGGGCGGATCAACTGCTCCGATTGCTCCAGCTTCTGCAGGCGGGGCGGACAGGCCAAGCGACGTCCATTGTGACGGGGGAGAAGGGGCCTGACTACGCGGCGGCGGCGGGCACCTTGGCCGATACGCTGTCGGGGCTTGGCCAGTACATCGGTGGTCGCGAGTCGGCGCAGGCCTTGGCCCAGCAGATGGAGAACCAGCGGATCCTCCAAGAGCAGCAGCGGCAGATCAATCAGATGCAGCTGGAGCGGCTGATGAGCGGTCAGGGCTAGCATGGCCCTCACCCTCGATCATCTGGCCCAGGCCATCTACGGACGCCCCTCGTTCAACGCGGCGGAACCGTGGCAGCAGAGCACGATCATCCGCTTGTCGGGGACGCCCAGCATGCCCACGCTGAATCCGAGTGTCCTGAACTACACGCCTGGGCAGGGCGTGCCGGGACCCTCGCAACTGATGGCCAGCACCCAGCAGCCCCGGCTGCCCCCGATGCGGCGTCCGTTGACGCCGGTTGCTCCGACGCTGGGCGGCCAGCCGCCCTCGACGGGGATGCCGGTGCAGGGTCAGGCTGGCACCTTTGGGCCCCCGCTGGGCCCGCAACTGACCCCGGAGCAGGAGGCCCGGCGGGATGTCACCGCGCGGCAGATGTTCCAGGGACGGCCCTACACGGAACTGAGTCCACCTGAGCAGGCAGAGGTGGACCGGGTGTTTCCCGGGATCTGGAACATCGAGCAGCAACTGCAGCAGCGTCGGATGCAGGAGCTGATGCCGCCGCCCACTCGGACGCCCGGGCCGCCCGCTGGGTCCGTTCCGTGGCCGCTCGGGTTCAGCGAGGAGATCCTCGGCCCTCCGTCTCCAGCGCACGAGGTCCTTGGTCCCCCGTCTCCGCCGCCACAGATCCCAGGGTTCGGCGAGATGCGGCCACAGGCGATCCGTCCGGGTGAGGCAATGGGCCCAACCGCTGTGACGGGCCGCCCACAGATTACTGCCGCCGATACCGCGAGGATCGACGCCCTCGACACCATGGCCAAGCACCTGTTCGGCGTCTCGTACTACGCCACGCACCCCACGGGCGAATCCATCCTGACCCCGGAGCAAGGTCAACTCGTGCGGGTGATGGTTGGCCTCTCGGGTCATGTCCCGACGCCGCAGGTCCCCAAGGAAGGCGAAGTGCAGATCGGCGGCTTCCCCACCTATCCACCGCCGAAACTCTCGGAGCCCGACTTCCAGGCTATGCTGGCGGCTCGGCTGCAGGGGTTGCAGAGGGCGGCTGCGCCGTCACCAGCGGGGCCCGCCGAGTTTCCGACCGGCAAGGGTACCTCGCCGATGCTGCAGGCGCTCTTGGCGGCGCAGGCGGCTCCACCAGCACCGGGGCCAGAGACGCCCCTCGCGCCTCTTCCCGCTGGAACGGCCATGGACTACATCCGGCGAGGGACGCTGCCAGCGTGGGGCTCGGTGCCGTTCACGACGCTGGGCGGGCCCTACACGGCTCTGGCGCGACCGGAGCCAGGGGTGGATCCACTCGGCGGTCCACCAGGTAGCACGGCGCGCTTCATGGAGCTTGGGCAGCGGAACCGCGCGGCCATGGAGCCGCCGGTGGTGCCGGGGTTGGAGGATTACTTGGCGTGGCAGCGGTCGCCCGTGCCGTGGGAGACCAACTGGCCTGAGGTAGCCCCTGGAGGCATGATCAGCTACGTACCGACTCCGACTCCGGTCCCGACGCCAGCGTGGCCACCCGGCTTTCGCAGGGCCGGAGCGATGGGTGCTCCAGCCGTGGCCCAGCCGCCTCCTGTGGTCCCGCCTGTCGAGCCCCCGGCTTCGCCGGGCGAACCCCAGATCACCGGCTTGCCGACGACAGGGATGGGCCCGCTCTTTCCACCTCCGTCTCCATCGTGGGAGACAGGAGACTGGACGGCCTTCACGCCAGACACTGGGGCACCGGTTGGTGGGATCTCGCATGGACCGGGTACGCCGGTTGGTCTGACGCAGTCGAGCCCGGTGGCTGGGTTGACTGCTCAGCAGACGTTTACGGTGCCGCCTGACACGGGCCCACCCGCTCTTCCTATTCTGGGATCGATTCCACCCGCGCCAATGGTGACCCCTCCGGGCGACACAGTGACGGCGGCGCCGCCTGAGCCTCCGCCGGGCACGCCGCCGCCTCCCCCACCCTCACCTGCTCCTCCATCGATGCGGCACACCACCACCATCTACGAGGAGCCCGGTGGGGCAGCGAGGCCCGTGCCCGTGCTGAGCCCCATGCTCGAGTTCGCCTCGCTCATCTCGCGAGGCCCCCAGGGCAACCCGGTGCTGAACATGATGCTCGCGGTGAACAAGCAGCGGCAGGAGGATGCCTACCGAGAAGAGCAAGCGGCGTTGCTGCGCCAGCACCGGATGATCGAGGAAGCCCGGCTCAAGCACGACATCGAGGAGAGCCGCCGCAAGGAGAAGCGGGAAGCCGCCTCCGACGAGGAACGAAATATCGAGAACCTCGCCAAGATGGGCCTGGACCTGACGAAGAGCCTTAATGAGACGGCTCGCCGGCGGGGCTTTGAGATCCTGCAAAAGACGAAGAGACTCCCGGCGGACGAGGACCCGGCGTTACTGGCAGCGGATCCTGATCTGGGCTTCGGGAATACAGACGTCGGGCGGGTGGCGAGGGATAAGTTTGTCGCGGCCACGGAGGCGGGAACGCCCATCTCGAGGGCGGACGCCATTACGCGGGCCCACCGGGAATTGCGACAGCAGACCAACGTGGATCAGCTCGCCGCCGGATTGCGGGAGGTGAACCCGAAACTAAGCGAGGCCGAATCCATTCTTCAGGCAGAGCGGATGCTGGCCGGGGCTCGCTTGAATCCCACGCCGTCGCTGGCGGAGCGGCTTGCTCAGTTGCCGCCTCAGGAGAAAGAGGAGATCCTCAGGATCCAGAAGGAAATCGCGGAAGCCGGGGCCACCAAGATCCAGATGCCGAGGCCGCTGCCGACCGAGATCCTCCGCGAGGCCATCGCGCTGAAGACGACGGCCCAGGAACTGGCGGCGGCTGCCGAGTTATTCGACCCCTCGTTCGTGGGAACGTGGGCGAATGTCAAGCAGTGGTTCGGCAAGGCCGCGGACATTGCAGGCATTCCCGTCTTCAAGGAACGGCGGGCATTCATCGACCGCTGGATAAACGCGATCTTCAAGCTCAAGGCGATCATCATGCAGTCCACTCGTACGACGGCTGAAATGAAGGACTTCGCGCGGGCCGTGCCTGACCCGAGCGAGTCCACCTCGCTAACGGAGTTTGCGTCAGCCGCGGCCGCCCTCATTGACCGAACTATTACCGAATTGCATACGATGCCTGACCTCCTCGTGCAGTCGGGCTATACCGACATCGGCTTCGCCGACGAGATCGTCGCACTGGACCGGGCGCGGCAGAAGATTGCTCCACTGGCTCCCTCCCAGCTCATCGCGAGAGAGGAATGGGACGAATTGATACGGATGGGAAGGACGCCCGCCCAGATCCGCCGTGAAGGATTCCGGGTGGGACCGTCCGCTCGGCCAGGGCTCTGATGCCTCCGCTAGGGCGGCCGCCTACCGTTGCTGAGGACTTGGAGCGGATCCGGCGGGAGAAGCGGGAGAGAGAACTGGGGAAGACTTCCCCGACTGGCCGGCCGGTGGAGCCGGGCAGCGTCGCCGACGACATCATCAAGATGCGGGGGCAACAGGGGCAACAGCCTGCAGCAACCGCTCCGCCCTCGTGGGCCGAGTGGTGGTCCCAAGGGATCGCTCCCGCTGACATCCCGCTCGGCATCCAGCGCGGGCTCGAGAGAGGGGGTCCGATTGCGGGCGGTGTCATTGGTGGAATCATTGGGGCTCCGCTGGGTCCGTTCGGCGTGGCCGGCGGGGCTGGGTTGGGCTCGGCACTGGGGTATCAACTTCCCAACATCACCCGGCCCTTCCTGACCGGTGAGCCATCGCCCACTCTTCCGGAAGCTGCGCTAGGAGCCGCCCAGGAGTTCGGAGCTGGAGTAGCCGGTGAAGGGATTGGGACGGCCACGGGGAAGGTAACCCGCTGGGTCAAGGACTGGCGGCCCTTCCGTACCGGAGGCCCGCTTGATGTCGCTACGCAGAAGGTTCGAGAGACCGCCGCCCAGACTCAGGAGTACCTGAAAAGGGGCGGCTCGTATCTGACGACGGCTCAGCAGCTTGGCACTCAGGGGCCCCAGCGAGTCGAGGAGTTCGCCAAGGGCGCGTTCTTTCCATCGAGGAAGTACGCGGCGCTGCGAGCGGAGCAGCCCCAGGTCATCGAGAAGCAGATACGGGAGTACGTCAATGCGGTGGGCACCCAGATGGGGGACGAGGGCCTGGGGCAGTTGCTTCTGGATGCCTTGCAAGGGAGTCGGGGCACGATACGGGGGGCGACTCGCCGAGCATTTCGGGAGATCGACCGGCTGGCCACCGGGGTGCAGGTCGATACGACCTCGTTCGTCAACGCCGTGGAAGCCGCGATTAAGCGTGGGGGAAAACCTGGGGGCCCGCCCGTTCTGGATACGCTCAAAGCCGCGGGGATTCCTCGAGAGGCCTATGAGTTGCTGGGCAAGACCCGGCGAGGAGCCGTGGAAACGATCAAATCTGCCAAGTTCTCCGATGTGCTGAAGCTCCGTGAGCAACTGGAAGCGGTGGCTGAGCGAACCCCCGTCACGTTGAAAGAGCAGGAGATCGTCCAGACAGCCGGGGACTTGGTGAGCAAGCTGAACGAGGCCATTGACGCGGCCGGGCGTCGGTTGCCGGCCTCGGCTCAACTCGAATACCAGACGATCCAGAGCCTTGGCGCGGGTGGTCGAGCCGGACTCGACAACACCACGATTCGAGAAGTAATTACGAAGCTCCGGGACCGCCCGGAGAAGTACGCCGACTTGCTGCTCCAGCCCAAGAACTCCACCGCACTGCAGCGGATCAAGGCGGCGGTCAGCCCCGAGGAATGGCAGAGCGTACAGGCGGGGCTCAGTCAGGAATTCCTGCGGCGGGCAACCAACCCCTCGAGCCAGTTGCTGGTGGGTACCGATCTGATGAGGCAGCTTCACCAGCTCGGCCCCGAAACAGTGCAGGCAGCCTTCGGGACGCAGGCGGCTGGGTTGCGGAAGCTCGCGGAGGCGATGGAATTCGTGCAGCGTGAATCCCAGCTAGAGGGAGCCGACCGTGTGCTGGTGCGGATCGGGCAGGGCCGGGCCATCTCGGAGGCGGCTGGAGCGATCGGCACCCTGGCTCCATTGGCGGGGGCAAGTATTGGGTGGACCCCGGCCGGGTTGACCCTGCTGCTGTCGCCAAAGGGGCTTGGATGGCTCTTGGCCAATCCCAAGGTGATCGACTGGCTGACGGAAGGGCTCAAGGGATCGGCTCGCAGCCCCGAGGTACAACGAAAGCTGGGACAGGTGGTGGCGCACGTCACCGCGTGGCAACTTCAGCAGCAGCCAACGGCCCCGCCCACGAGCCCAGCGGCCGCAGGTCAGCGCCAAGGGTTAGGGCTACGCGGGCAGCCGGCGGCTCCGGTCTCGCCGCGTGAGCAGGCCCGGCAGCAGGCCATCGGGACGATGGACAAGAGCCTGCAGGCGATGGAGGCCTACAAGCAGGCGGTCGAGCAGTACCGGGCGGGGACGCAGCCAGCGCCGGCCCCCCTGCCCGTGCCCCCGCTTCCCAATCTCCAGCAGACGCCGCTGGTGCCCGGTCCTGCCTTTCCGTAGTATCCTGTAATCCGCGAGTGTGCTGGTTGGCTGGGCCCTCCGGGGCTTGGCCCGGTGGTCATCTTCTGGAGGCTCTCCGGTGTCCGAGCTCATCCTTACCCTTATCGCGTGGTTGTCTGCCCATAGTCCGTACGTGCTGCCTGCGACCCCACCCGCGGTGATCACGGTGTCCCATGCGGACCTCTGTAAGCTGGCTGGGCTCCGTTCCGGCTGTCCGTATGGGGGGCTGTTTCACCCCGGGTACGGAGCGATCTACGTGCGGGAGGATTTCCCGCCGACCAACCGGGTGCATCTGTCGGTGGTGCTTCACGAGCTGGTGCACTGGGGGCAATGGCTGACCGGGACGGGCCGCCCATTGGACTGTCAGCAGCGGATTGCGTGGGAGCGGGAGGCGCAGTCACTGCAGGCGGAGTGGTTATACGGGTACCCGGTGTCCGTCACCGGGTCGTGGGTGACCCCGCCGATCCCGAATCAGCCGGGCGTGCTGGGACCCACACACACACAGTGGCGGGTCAGGCTGCCGACGCTGGAGGAGTGTGAGGCGGAACTCCGGGGCGTCTCGGCTCAGAAGCGCTGAGCCCACCATACGCTGAGCCCGATCAGCAGGCACAGGGCTGCCAGGACGATCCACGCCCATTCCATGGGTCGGTTCGGCTCGGGAGGCGGCATCACGGCGTCACGGGCGTGGGCGCCCCACGGAGCCGCTGTGCGCGTGCTGATGGCCCCTGGGCGGGACTTTGGTGGGTAGCCAAGGGGGGGATAGCGGGGGCAGCGGGATCGTGGCGTGGAGGGGCTCCGAGCGGGGCACTGGCGCGCCTGACCTGACGGCGGGGGATCCGGTGCTGGTCCTCGTGGGTGGTGACGGGCTGGTCCTCATGCCGCCAGTCGGCGAAGCGGGCCCGGACGTATTCCTGCTCCATGAAGGTGAGGGCCTTGACCATCTCCCGCCGGAACATGGACCACTGCTCATCTAGGGTGCCGGTGCGGCGGATCCAGATGGTCCCCGCGAAGACGCCGTCGGCGGGCTGGTTGGGTTCCCACTTGGAGCGGTAGGGGTACCCGGCCCCGAGGTACTGCATCTCCACCCATTCCGTGGGTCCCACCCAGACCCGTTTGGGGAGGCGCTGGCCGCTCAGGCGATTTGCGTACTTGGGCCAGCGTCGGGGTGCCATGGGGTGACTTTCCAGCGGGTGCCTTTGCGGAGGATGGTGGGGCGGGTGCGGCTGGCTCCGGGGAGCCCCTGCCCGCTCAGCCGGTCGGTGACCAGGGCCCGGGTGAGCTCTCCGTCCACCAGCCAGAGATCCTCCCCCGCGGTGACGACGACGGCGGTATCGACCTGCTGCTCGGCCTGCTGGACCAATGGGAGCAGTTCAGCGGGGGTATAGAGCACGGTGGTCTCGGGGCCATCGGAGCCCTGTTCGGGGAGATAGTGAATGGTCACCCGGGTGCCCCGGGGGCTGCGGGTGACGCTCACGGTACTGACCCGGGCCCGCTGGGGTTCCCCCAGCAGAGCCCCGGCGGCATAGGCCAGCCAGTCGGCCTTCTGCATGGGCTTCAGGACTCCGTGGCGGGGAACATCGTGGACTGGGCGGGGCCCCGCTGCTTGGCCGACACCCGGGCCTGCTTGAGCGCCAGCTCCACGAACTCCCGGTGCTGGGGGGTGAAGTGCCAGCAGTCGGGTCCGATGGCCAAGTCATACCCGTGGTGGGCCACCGTGATCTCGTAGCCCCGCCGGGCCATGATCGCTTGCCATTCTGGCAATGCGGCCAAGCTTGGATGCAGGAGGATCTTCATGCGGGGGGGCCCAGGACTTCCTTCCAGGAGCCGGTCAGGCGGAGCCGGTGCCCGCCGATGTCCCAGTCCGCTTCCACGATCTGCCGCACGGGCTCCAGAATAGCATGGTCCTGGGGGACGGCGATCTTGGCGGCATCGTGGCTGGTGTAGGCCAAGATGGCGTCAGGAAAGGCGGTAAAGATCCTGATGAGCGTCAGGTTCAGGATGCCCGAGACCGCCCCTTGGATCATGTGATTCAACCCGATCTTCATTTGCTCTCGGGTGTCACCCAGCAGCAGGCGCTTGGCTCCCAGGAAGGTGCGTGAGTGACCGGTGCGGAGACACTCCGCCCAGACCTGCTCTTTCCAGGCCCGGAGCTTGGGCTTGGAGCGGAGGTAGGCCCGCCCGGTGGCCAGCAGTTCAGCCCGGGTGACGCCCAGTTCCTCCACCCCCTTGGCTTGGAGGATGGCGTTCTCGTCCATGCCATAGGCCAGCGCGTAGCGGGCGGTCTTGTACAGCCTGCGGCGCTTGTCCTCGTCGCCCTCCCACTGGTAGCGGGCCCGCCACTGAGCGGAGGCGTCGTCCCCGTGGAGGGCTTTGGTCAGCGTGGGCGGGAGATCCATCCCGAGGGCCCGGCAGGCGGTGATGGTATGGATATCGTGGCCCTGTTGGAAGTGGGCGAGGTCTTCCTCGTCCCCCGAGTACGCAGCCGCCAGCTTGGCTTCTATCGCATCGAAATCCCAGCAGATCCACTTCCACCCCGGATCGGGCCCCACGACGTCCCGGATGGAGCTGGGGAAGTTGGTCAGCGGGGGGTCAGTGGTGGACCAGCGGAGGCTGGCCTGGGTGGGCAAGTGGGTGGGGTGGACTCGCTGGACCTGGGTCATCGGGAGGATGTAGTGATTCAGGAGCTGGGTGGCCTCCGCATACTCGAGGCGGGCCTCCAGCACCTCGGAGGTAAAGCCCCCGAGCTTGGCCCGGCGGAGCGTGTCCTCGTCAATCGGGGTGGCGGTCTTGGCGTGGGAGCGGGGCATGCCGTTTCACCCGCTTCGTGAGCCCCTCAATCGCATAGAGCTGGGTAGCCAGGTGTTTGGTCGATCCGAGATTGATCGTCCAGCCCAGGGCCGCCTGGGCCCGCACAGCGGCTCGTTTGGCCTGGGTGCTCAGCTCACTCGCCACCTGCGTGGCCCGCGCCTGGTTCACCCGGAGGCCGTGCCGGGTGGCCCGGTCGATGATGGGGACCAGTGGGTGCAGCTGGGTCCGGTAGACTTGGGCGGACAGGGGATCCCGGCCCAGCTCCTGCTGGAGGGCCTGCCAGACCTCCCAGGTGCCCCACGCGTCCGCCCCGGAGTAGACGATGGGAGCGGCCTTGGCCAGATGCTTCCAGCGGTTGGTGCTGGCGTAGAGCGAGCTCATGTAGTCGAGGTCATGGGGGAACCCGGCCCACAGCACGGCGTGGGCGTACATGATGTCCTCGTAGCGTGGGGTGGTGAGGCCCGTCAACTCCTTCAGGGACTGGTAGTCAGCCACGGCGTTCTGCATGATGAAGCGAGTGGTTCCATCCGCCTGGACGCCCCCCTCCCCGGCTTCCGTCACCTGGATATGCCCCGGCCACGCCAGTGAGTACCGGGTCAGCGTGCTCCCCTCGAACTCGGTGTCGAAGGCCACCGCCGGCTCGGTAATGGGACTGGCCAGCGGGCCGGTGTGGATCTCTGGAAGCGGGTGGGGCCAGCGGCCCCGTAGCAGCCGGGCCACCCGCCGCCAGTCATGCAACAGGGGAATCCGGAGCGACGGCTCCCGCATGATCCGGGCGGGGTGGGCGGTGGCGAACACGGGGATCTCCCCCGGCGCTGGCACCCAGACGCTGGTGCGGTGCCTGGCGTGCGTGCCCCGCTGGGGCAGGAGCCAGCCCCGCCACTCACTCGAGGAGGGCTCCCCGGCGGTACTGAGCAGTGCATAGTCGCCCATCGACACCAGGTATTTGGTGCCTTCGGGGACCCGCCAGTGCCGCCGGCAGTGCGCCACCGCCTGCTTCAGCAGCGTAGAGCGGACCTCGGGGAGCTCGTTGGATCGCTGCCACCGGCACCGGAGCGCATTGCCCAGGCTGACGTCTTCCCGGGTGAGCCCCGCCTGGCTCATGTACTGGCGCTCCAGGGCCTGGCCCGCCGCGCCTACGAAGGGCTCTCCCGCGAGCTCCTCCTCCGCCCCGGGGTTCTGGCCCATCAGGAAGAGCGGGGCGTGCTCCCGTAGCCGGTCCGGGACGAAGGGCTTGGCTCCATCCTCTCGGAGGGGGCAGCCCTCACAGGCCGGGATGTCCCGGACTCGCATGCTGCGGATCCGCCCGCCCGTGGAGCCGCTCCCACGTAGCGGCGGTCATGACCATGAGGGCGGGGCTGGCCCGGCCCTTCCCCCGCCGACGCTGGATGGCCACGAGCCCCACCTTCCGCGTGGGGGCCGCGTCCCGCTCCACCTGTTCGACCAGCTGGGTCAGCTGCTCGAGGGAGCAGGTTTTCACATGCTTGACCTGGGCGAGGTAGCCCTCGGACTCCACGTCGATGGACCGACCCGAGTTGGCCCAGTACCGTTGGCCTCCGAGCAGCCGGGCAATCTCCCGCTCCAGGGCTTTCCAGGCCCGGTCAGGCATGGGAACGGGCGGGATTTGAGGCCATGATTCTCCCCGGGGAATACCTAGACATGGGTTGAGGGGAGATCGTGGCTCTCAGGGGGCTTCACGGCGCTCACAGAGGCGGCTGGGTGAGGGCCTGTGGGGTCACCGACGCACGCTCTCCTGACCGGTCCTCACGCCGACCAGCCCCGTCAGGAGCTGCAGCACCAGCTGCCCATCTGCCCGGGACTGGGGCGGGGCGAAGAGCTGCGTCTTCAGTGTGTCGGCCGCCTCCCGGAGCTGCGCGCAGGCCGTGACCTGGAGGGTGCCGGCACGACACGCGGCCCGGATCTCCGGTTCTAGCGAGCCCAGCAGATAGGCCGTCTGCGTGCGCGGCAGCGTGATGGTGTCCTGGGCGGCACAGCCCCCCACGAGCAGCATGGTTCCGATCAGACGCATCACCCGAGCAGACACACCTTGACCTGCTGGGTCGCGCCCTGTGCCCCCCCCTTGGAGTTAGTCGAGGCAATGACAAGGCCACGACCAAAGACCACGCCACCGGATGGCAGGTTATGGGGGAGGGAGATGTCATTGGCCTTGGCCCCGATCACCCACGTCGCCCGAGTCGTCCCCATGGTGACCTCCTCGACCCTCGCCGCATCGAAGCACTGGACAAAGGCCTCGCCCGCCGTGTCATTGGCGGACACGACCCCGGTGAGAATACAGTGGCCCGTGCGGACCAGCACCGGCGTCACGCCGAGGTCGGTGAACGACAACACGATGGACGGCCCCATCTCTCACATCTCCGGGCGGGGGACGATGGGACGACCCCGACGGCTCACCCGCGGAGCCGGTCCCGTTTGGGAGCCATCTCCGGGACCCTGTGGGCACCCATACCACTGCTCACGCGCATTGACGGCGGCATCGAACGCGGCGAGACACGACACGAGGTAGCGCGCCAAGACGAAGTCTGGGGTGTGGCTGCCAGCCTCTAGGCTGTGACGGTTAATCGCTTGCTCCAGGTGCTTCCGGAATCCACGCCGGATCATATGGAGCACATGGCAGAACGTGCACCACCCTCCCTCCCGACGATACGCACACGGCTGCTGCGCCGTGCAGGGTCCAGTGGACGGGGAGCGACCCCGACCGCTGCTGGCTATCGGAGTCGGAGCCGCCCCCGTCATCGTGTGTTACTCAGGCTTCGCCGGAGGCTCCTCCGGCCCCACCGATCCCGGCCCCTCGGCGGGGGCTAAGACCCAGCCATAGGCCGGGGACCAGTAGACGACGAATCTGCCGCCAGGCCCGGGCAGCCCAGCGACCGGGGGGATGGGCACGCCTCCTTCGCCTCCCCCTCCCTCGGGTGGTGGACTCACGATCGGGTGCGTGGGCACGCCCGGTGAGGGCCAGATCCCCGGTGGCAGCGGCAGCATGATCGGGTGGCTCGGGTAGCCCGGTGACGGCCAGATGCCCGGCGGTGGGCCTCCGGGGGCAATGGGATGCGCCGGGTAGCCCGGAGCCGGCCAGATGCCGAGTGGCGGACCGCCTGGCGCGATCGGGTGCGCGGGGTGTCCGGGGGACGGCCAGATACCTGGCGGGGGCGGGTAATAGATTGGTGGGGTTGGGACCCCCGGTCCCGGCCAGACCCCCGGCGGTGGACCGCCCGGGGCAATGGGATGGGTCGGAAATCCTGGTAGCGGTCCCCAGATCCCCGGCGGGAGCGTGGGTGGGTAGTAGATAGGCGGCGTCGGCACGCCGGGGCCCGGCCAGATACTCGGGGGGTAATAGATCGGTGGCGTGGGCACCCCGGGTCCTGGCCAGACGACCGGCGGCTGGGGGATCACGATGGGATGCGCTGGATGCCCGGGGGACGGCCAGATGCCCGGGGGTGGCAGCACGATGGGATGCGTGGGGACCCCGGGGGCCTCATCCGCCCACGTCATCAGTCCTTGAATGGTCACTTGGCGCGTCGGCATGTCATGCTCCTTCGTTCATCTAGCGGGGTTGAGGGAACGGAACCTCGCCTGCACACGCAGACAAGCTGCCAGCCGGTTAGGACGTGGGAGCCGGTGGCAGTGACGCCGACAAAGCTTCCAGATTCGTGAGTGCGTACTCGATATCAGCCGGGAACGAGTGCTTGCCCGAGGCCAAGGCGTCCATGAGCTCCGGCGGAATCCACGCGGTGGGGTTGCTCGAGGGATACTCGGCCCACGTCTCGTACGTGCTATAGGTGCTGCCCTGCGTGGCGATGGCCGGCTTCATGGATTGGAGCCGCCGCTCAATCGCCGTGATCTCCGCCGCGTTCAGGTCGTCAGCCAAGTCCTCCAGCGCCTCGAGGACCCACTGGACGTCAGCAGGGAGCGTGGTCTTCCCCGGCTCGAGGGCTTGGAGCAGATCAGCGGGGACGGTGGCCGCCGGACGCGTGGGCGAGTGGGCCCCATGGTAGGTGTCGTAGGCGCTGCCCTGCCGGGTGAGGGCGGGCTGCATGGATTCCAAGCGGTTCTGGATGTTGCCGATACGAACCTGCGGATCAACGCTGCTCATGGGCGCTCCTCACTGAGATACGAGAGTCAGGCAGGCCCGCCCCCCAAGCTCGACAGGCAGATGCCCACGCACCGGACGCCCAATCGCGCCCGCCACGCCGTTGGGCGGCTGGGAGACGAGCCTGCGCCATCAGAGACACAGGACCTCTTGGGTGTGGTGTCCGTTGCCAGTGACTGCCGCCCACTCCAGCAGCGGGGCATCGTCGGTGATCCGCCGCCGGGCGAGGTCGCAGTAGGCGGGGTTCAGTTCGATGCCGAGGAAGCGCCGCCCCAGCCAACGCGCCACGAGGCCCGTGGTTCCAGCCCCAGCGAAGGGATCGAGGACGAGATCATCTGGTCGGCTGCCCGCCTTGATGCACGGCTCCACCAGCGCGGTGGGATAAACAGCGAAGTGCGCTTCCGGGTAGGGCTCAGTGGCGATGGTCCAGACGGAGCGGCGGTTGCGATTCTGCGGGCGTGGAGCCTCTCGGTCAGGCCGCTCATTGCCGGTAGCTTGTCGACCCATCGCTCCCGCGCGTTCTGGGTAGAAGCGTAATCCGCCATTGGTATCGATCGCTGCTTCCTTGATCGCCTCCGCGTCGTAGTAGTACCGCTCCCGCTTGCTCAGGAGGAACAAGTACTCGTGGCTCTTGGTCGGCCGATCCGTCACTGACTCAGGCATGGGATTCAACTTGCTCCATACGATGTCAGAGCGCAGCGTCCATCCGTCGGCCTGGAGGGCGAAGGCCACCCGCCACGGGATGCCGACGAGGTCCTTCGATTTGAGGCCGGGCAGCGGCATCCTGTTCGGCGGCGTCGTCGGCCCGTTCCACCGCTCGCCCTGCGCGCCGCCACCGGGACAGTCGCCCACCTTGCCGGCACCGGTGGCGTAGCTATCGCCGAGATTCACCCACGCCGTGCCGTCCTCCCGCAGCACGCGCCGCACCGCACGGAAGACCTCGACGAGATGCGCCACGTACAGCTCGGGCGTGGGCTCAAGGCCGAGGGAGCCGCGCCAGGCCCCGCAGGCGCAGAACGTGCCCGTTGACGTGACAACCGCATTCCCATGCTCGTATTTGTCTCCAGGCTGAGGACCGCGACCGCCGTTCGTGGTGAGCGTGCTTTTCGGAGATGGTGCGTTGCCGACAGGAATCGTATGGGTCTCACCCCAGACATGTCGACACGCCGGATCGCCGCCCCACACCTGCGGCGGAATCCCGTAGTCCCGCAGCCCCCAATACGGCGGGCTCGTGACCACGGTCTGCACGCAGGCATCGGGGAGCGTGCGGAGGACCGTGAGCGCGTCGCCCGCCACGACGGCCCACGGCTGCCCCCCTGCAAGGACATCGGTTACTTGGGTAATGGCACCACCTCAGGCCCCGTGGGTAGGAGCCACCACGCCACCAGCGCCAGCCCCGCCAGCCCGGCCCAGATGACCCAGACGAGCCAGCGGGGCAGCGTCCGGTGGCTGGCCACCCACCAGCCCACGCCCCACGTCGCCACCGCCAACAGGATGGCCACGATCACGCTGGTGAGTGTCATCTCAGAGCGTGGCGCCGAAGGGGTCCGGGTAATAGGCCCCACAGCGCGTGCACCGCCAGCCGGTGTCCAGATCGACGCCCTCACTGGAGCCGCACATGCCGCAGTGGCTCACCCGCTCCGCCGGCGGGTCCACATACTGGTTCCAGGCCCGGCCCCGGGCCGGCTTAGTAGCCAAGCTGCTTGGGCTTGGCTTTGGTGGCCGTTCCCTTGGGCTTTCGCTTCCCTTTGGCTTTGGCTTTTCCCATGTCGAGGGGTCTCCGTGTTGAGAGGTGGGGGGTTTCGTCTCGGCCATCACGCACCTCCCGATCCGCGCCCGAAGTCGGGGCTGGGCCCGGGGCAGGGATAGGTCGGGTAGTTCAGGTCTCTGCCCTCGTGGCAGTGGATGGCGGGCGCAGGGTTGATGCCCGGTGGGGGGGCCTGGACCCCCACGGCCACGCCGAACAGCAGCATGGCCATCACGAACAGCGAGAACAGATCCGGGGGATTGGGGAACTCGTACCACGGCATGGCTCAGCTCGCCGCGATGTTGACGACCATGGTGGACGGGCCCCGGCTCCCGTTGCCATTCATCTGGCGAATCAGGTAGCGCACCGGCTGGCTGCGCAGGTAGTCCGTGACGTTGCGGAACGTGCTGGGCGGCTCCCCCACGGCGGTGATGTAGGCCCGGCGGGCCTTCAGCCACATCTCGTAGCGCCAGTCGGCTTTCTCGGGCTCAAGGACCATCCCGTCCCGGTCCCGCTTGGGGCGGTAGTCGGGGGAGATCCGGGTGAAGATGCGCGTGCGCTTGCCCTTCTCGTTGGTAGCCAGCCCCTTGATCACGTACTGCTTCCGGCCATCGTCGGTGATCTCAGGATCCACGGTCATCCCGTCGTGGGAGACGTAGTAGCCCGGCTCGTCGAGCAGGGCTTTCTCGGCGTTGTCCGCCGCTTGGTTGTCGATGGCGGTGTCTTCGATGCTCCACGCGGCATCCAGATCGATCTCGCTCGTCTCGGTACTCATGCGTCCCTCCTCGGGGTGTTGCCATTGTGAGACATGCCCAGGGCGGCCATCAGGGCTTGGTAGGTATTGGGAATATAGGTCGGGATGCGCTTGGCTCGTTCCGGATCCACCTTCACGCCGCAGCCCCAGACCTCGCCCTCGGGGCGGAGCTGCCAGCGTCCGACGAGCTCGGGCTCTCCGGGCTTCACCGGGCTCAGCACGGCGGCGCAGGTGACATCGAACTCGCCCACGATCTGCTTGGCCAGCTTGCCGATGAGATCCGGCCACACGTGGCTGGGCCCCCCCTTCATCCCTGGCTTGTCGGCCTCGGGGGCCGACCAGCTGGTCACCACCACGATGGGGACGCTGGACCGGCACACCATGTCCGTGTACTCGGCGAACTGGCGATGGGCCAAGCCGTACAAGCGAGGTTCGAAGTCCCGCCCGCTGAAGTAGTCGCCATTGGTGACCGCGTCGACCATGTAGCCGGGCAGCTTGTGGAGCCCCTCGATGGCGAGGGTTCTCAACCCGGGGGTGGCCATCGCTTTCACCGTCGCCGCATGAATCTCCTGGAGGATCTGAGCCGAGGGCCGGCGTCGGTCCACGGTGTCATCGACCCAGATATCGGCGGTCACGTCAGGGTCCCCAACGGGTATCGTGGAGTAGCCTTTCTCGCCGGGCAAGCTGATAATGTGCAGGGGTCTCGGAAAGGTCAACAAGCTCGTGGTCTTGCGGGTCCCGGTGGGCCCGGTGATATGCACGCGGGTACGTCGGCTCAGCTGATCAGGTTCCGTCAGTCGCTGGAATGGCATCGTTCCGCCTTTCGTACACACTCTCGAGGTTCTGGCCATGGAGCACATGGCAGGCCGACCAGAAGGCACACTTGCCACCGTAGCGTTGACAGTTCATCAGGTTGCGCCAGACGATCCCGTGGCGCATGAAGTCCCAGACGATTGAGGCTGACGCCAGCCACTGACGGATGTCCTCGCCCGTGAGTCCCCACACGTACGGGTAGACGGCGGCTCGAGGGCCCAAGACGATGAAGACCTGGGAGACCCGGGTGACGGTGTGCTCGGGGTGGTCCCGTTCCCACGCCCACGCATAATGTTTCAGTTGCCAGCTGTGGATCGTCGAATCCAACTCGCCCTGGACTCGGTACTCAAAGAGCTGTGTTCGGACTTTGCAGTCCACGATCATGATCTCGGTGCCATGACCAATGACCAGATCGGCTCGCGCGGGCTGGGTGGAGCCGGGGGCAATGGGATCGATGGCCACCTCGCTGGCGATGAGCTCGCCACCGGCCAGCCAGTCATGGCTGTAGGCCAACCGCATCCCCTTGTCGATCTGGATCTCCACCGGGGCCCCGTCTTCCTCCGGGGACTCCTGCTGGAGCCGCGCCAGGCCCGCTTGGATCGCCAGCGTGGTCGCCTGGGGCTGGTCCGTCCCCGTCAGCCACCGGGACAGGCCCGTGTGAATGCCCGTGCCCACCGCCCGCTCCGAGGCCCGCCGGTCTCGTGGCAGGTACTGCCGCCCGAGCCGCCAGAGTTCGGGACAGAGCAGCCACGTGGCGGTCTGGCTTGGGCTGTACGGGCCGGCCCCGGTCATTCTCGACCCAAAAATGGGTCCAGGTTCCGCACAGATAACAGGCTTGGGCAATGGAGACACCAGCATCGGTGGCGTCCAGTCTGACGTGGGTGCGCCCTCCGCACTTTGGACACGGTTGGGGTGTTGATTGCACGAATTTAACATTCCACTCTCGATCTACCAAGTCCCACCCGCCCCATCGGGGTCGGCACTGGCGGCAATAGCGTCTCCCTGCCATCCGCAGGGAGGCCTCACAGATCCGGCAGCGATCCATCTCACCCCTCCTCAGGTGATGAGCCCTCTTCCCCCCACATCCCCGCCAGGTGCCCGAGCAGCCTCCAGGAGCGACGATCTCCCTCGACCCGCTCCCTACCTATTCCCCGCTCCCTCACGTCTCGTCTACGACCCCGCTAGCTCGTCTGGCGGGCCTTCGGGCCCGTGGCTCTCGGGTCTGCCGGGTTCGGCAGAGCATGCAGACATACCGCTCTGGCCGGACTATCGCGGTGGGCCACTTCACCGTCCCACACCGGAGACACGTCACCTGATGCACCTGGAGCATCCCATCCGTCTGCCCCCCACACATCGGGCACCGCATCCGCCGCCTCCCCCTGTGGACAACCCGGTGGATAACTCACCAGAACCTGGGCTTCGCTAGATAGGTACATACGTAGAGTATCGTAAGAAACGAGTTCTCTCCTCAAGAGAGAGAACTCGAACTATGTTCTACTGTCGTATAATACTCACACTCAGTATTCACACCTTGACCCACACCAGGCTCGTGGTATGGTCGCACCACAGCACGCCCATCGGCAGGATTCACCGTCCGGACTGAGGAGGAGTGTCCATGCTGTATTGCGATGATGCGTGGCACCATGTCTCCCCATTCAGCGACCATGTGCACCAGCGGATCCTCCGCCCGAATTACGATTACTCCCTCAGCGTGCCGACCCTCCCCAAGCACTTCTACCTCATGCTCCGAGAGATCTGTCACCAGTACCATCTCACCAATTGGGAAGCCATTATTCTCGCCATTCAGACCCTCCACGACCAGCTGCCCGCCGCTCAGCCCGTCGAGTCCATCAAGTAATCCCATGCCGTGGTCGACGTGGCATCCCATGGCCACCACACCCTGGCCGCCAGCGCCAGCATCATCCTGCACCTTCAGCCCAGTGGCTTGGTGGTCGGAGGCGGGCGTCTGGTCCGTCGGCGTACGCTGCCACTAACCAGGGCACCGTCTGGTCGATGGTGCCTGCCAGCACTGCCTCAATCGCCACCGCCTGCGCCTCCTCCTCACTCGACAGCTGGCGAATGCTGGCACTGAGCAAGACCAGACTGCCCAGGAACACGACCCCCACGCTCTCCTCACTGGCCAGCGGGCCCAGCCGGGCCACCAAGGCATAGACCCGGTCCAGGATCTCGGTCTCCGTCACCGATGGTCCCGGGCGTAGGCCACCGTCTGCCCTCTCCCATCCAGACAGTCGTCACACCACCAGCCCTCGTCCCAGATGAGCGGGAGTCCCTCCCCGTCCCCGTCACAGTCCCCGCACCTCGGCTCCAAGCCCCGCCGGCAGAACCGACAGGCCCACCCCCCGGCCCGCAGGGGCACCAGCTCCAGCACGTCCATGTCACACTCGGTGCACCGCATCGCCCACACCTCCGTCACCGTCTCCGCCATCTCTCGTTCCTCCCGCTCCAGGAGTTCCGCCGCCTCCGATGCCTGCTCACACTGACTACATGGGTTCGCGGCCCGACACGCTGTCTCATGATCCCAGTACGGATCGCCATCCCATCGCACTGACATTTGTCACTCCTGACTGACCAAAACGGGGAGCCCCACTAGCTCCGTAGCAACTCCCAGACCACCCACCCCAGCACCACGATCCCGATCACCGTCTCCCTCTCACGTGTCATCCCTCGCATCATTCGACGCTTCATAGCAGGACCAACACAGACTCTGGCTGCGAACCAGTTCTGCCCACTCGGGTTCAACCGTGGTGAACTCCACCTTCTTGCACCACGCGCACGTCTTCAGAATCGTGACCAGATTACTCGTCGCTGTCCCCGTCTCCATCCTGATAGTCCTCAGCCTCTTGCAAGGCGTGCATCACAATCCCCTCCAGTTCGAGGGCGTACTGCCGCCAGTCCTGTGCTCCTCCCGCGTGCTCCCGTGCTAGGTGCGTGGCCATTGCGACCTCATACGCGGTTCGCATGCGCCAGTAGCTACGCCGACGCTCTGGTCGATCCGCCATCCCGTCAGTTCCTCGATTGTCTCAGGGTTCTCGATGAGTTAGGCTGCGCCTGACCACGTCGCTTCCCGGCACGCCGGGCACAGATACTCGTCCCGACGTTGGGGCGTGTTCCCGGCTTTCTCAATCCAGAACCGGTCTAGCTTCGCGCAGCGCCGACAGACCCACAGCACCTCGACCTTGGTCGCCTGGTCCACGTGGCCCCTCCCCATGCATGCCTCGGGTTCTCTCAGCCGTACCCAGTGAACCCGGGCTGAGAGGCGCAAGCTTCGTACCACGTGGGGTATCCACCGGAATCCACCGGGGCCATCGGTCCATGGGGCAGCTCACTCTGCCTGTGACCCTCTCGCCACACTCGTGGCCGTCCGTCTGGCCGTCTGCGAGCCGGGTGAGTGGGCACGGCTCTCTCTCTCACTCGCCGGGTGATAGTCCATCGATTGACCCCTCTCAGCCTCGCAGGCTGGTTCGTATGCCTCCCCATGTCTGGATATTCCCCGCCTCACGATCGTTGATCCTGGGGCCTCCTAGGCCCCGTCAATCGCGCCAGAACTCCCGAAACCTCCCCGGCGCGAGCTCCGTATACCTCACCGTGTGCTGAATGTTCCGATGGCCGAGGTAGTGCTGGATCGCCCGCGTATCATGCCCATCGTTCGCCAGCTTGTACCCGCACGCGTGGCGCAGCATGTGGGGGTGGACCGAAAAGCCGAGGGCCGCCTCCTCGCCTGCCCGCGCAATGATCTTGCGGACGGCGGAGTCGCTCAGGGGCCCGCGCCGTTCGGTCGTGAACACGTAGGGGGCGGTACCGTTCTCACGTTGAAGCTTCCGGAGCGCCCGCAACTCGGGACCTCGAAGAGGATGGGTCGAGGGCACGCCGTTCTTGAGGCGAGCAACGTGCAGGAGTCCCTGTCGCAAGTCGATCTGGTCCCAGCGCAGCGCCACCAATTCCCCCACGCGAAGGCCGTGGCGGTAGGCGAGCAGGATTACCGTCGCGTCTCGGTGCCCATGCCGCCCGACGCCGCCGGCGGCGGCCATTAGCGTCTCGACCTCAGACGGGGTCAGATATTCTCGCGTCCGACGGTCGCGGTTGGTCACGCGGCGGGGCGGTCGGAACCCCGTGCGTGGTGCGGCCGGTCGAACCGCCCGTAAGTGAGTCCCTTCGCCGCGGCGCCTCATCCGGCGTCCCGCTCCGTGGTGTGTCGGAGCCGTCACGCCGCCCAGCATGCCGCCGAGACTCACGGGCTCGGTCATTGCGTCTCACCAACGAGTCGGCAGCCAATGGCGCGTGCCGCGTCGTTCACCGACGCGCAGTGCTGGAACATCCTGTGTTCGCCCATATCCCACAGGGTCAGGCGCCAGCTATCTGGGCGTCCCACGAGGAACCTCGTCCCGTCAATCTGTTGGAGGGTCTGGCTCCCGATGTCCACCTCGTTGACGGCTCGCTGCACCGCGTCTGCATACCGTCGTCCGAGTGTGTCCAGTGCCTCAGAGCTATAGCGCACCGACACGTACCGATTGCCGCCGCCGAGGATCTCGCCCGTCCTCTCATCCCGACGGATCGATTCCGCCTGCTCGGCGATCTGCTTCACGGTGGTGAACGGAATGGTGGGATCCTTGATCGTGATCGCAAGGCTAGAGCCGAGTGAAAAGTAACTGGCTCGGATCGACACCTGTCGGCTCGTCCAGCCGCGCGTGGTCTTCAGTGCCTCGCGAATCTGCGCCGCGTACTCGGTTGTGGTCATCTTGGTTGTGGTCATCTCAGAGGCTCCCTCGTGTGTGTGCTCATCTCCGGGTCTCGTCCCGGGCCGCCCTGCCCGTCCGCTTCCTCAACTCCACTGGGGGCACCTGTCCGGTGCCCGTCTCAGGAAACCCGCCACACGCTAGGCTGCCTCTCGCTCACGTTGGTAGCCTGAATCGTGGTCTCTCTCAGTCCCTGTTGGGTTTGTCTCCCGTTCCTCTCGTGCCTCACGATCGGCCTGCTCGAGCCGTGCCTCGAGCTCCGCCTCGCAGTCGCTACAGAGTCTCCGTGGACTGCACTCTGTATCAGGATCCCAGTAGAGATTGCCGTCTCGACCAAGTCGTTCCATGGCTACGCCCAGCCTTGCGTCGCGGCGGGAAACTTCCCGTAGACAAGGATATGGTCAATATCAGCTTGGATCTCGTCCTTGGTACCCCAACGGACCCGTCCGTTGTACGAGACGAACCAATCATTCCGACCCCCCATCCGGTTTTTGCAGCGTGAATCCTTTGTACGTATCTGTTGTCATATGGTTTTCTCCATTGGCCATCATCAGGCCCGGGCCCTTACCCGGACGACGTCCCCGGCTCGGGGGACGTTTCGGCCTTGGTTAGATACCGAGCTTGCCGATTACCTCTACCGTAGCGTTCAGTCGCCGGGCTGCATGTCGCCACGCCATCGCTAGCGTCTCATCCTGCCAGTTGGCGCGGATAAACTCTGATTTTTCCTGACAGATTCCCTCAAGAGCTCGTAGCACTGTCCGTAGCGTAGCTCCGTCGACCATGCGTTCCAGATCTTCGCTCATCGTCGTAGTCATCGGTCTGCTTTGCCTCCTATTGGCCATCATCAGGCACGGGCCCTACCCGTGCGACGCCAGGCATTTGAGCCCAGCGTTTCGACCTTGACTAGCTCGCCTCCACGTTGTTGATGCGCCACCCGAGCAGTTGCTCGGCTTTGCTTACCTCGTCTCGGAGCATGGCCGCCATGTACTGTCGGATCGCCGGGTAACTGAGATTGGTTTCGTAGTCGCGAACTACCAGGGGCAACATCCCCATCAGATTCACAATCCAGGTTCGCAGCTGGATACACTCATCGCCCAATCGGTGGTATTCGTCTGCGGTCACACAGTAGTTGTGCCGATCTGTTGTCAGGCTCTGTCCGTCTGTCATGCCCGTGGCTCCTGTGGTGGTGACTGCTGCTGCAGATTGAGCAGGCTTTCCATACGCTTGCCTCGCCTCCGCTGTGTGTTCCATGATCAATATCAGTTGCACGCCCTATGCCAGCGTGTACACTTAGTGCTACTCCATATCAACCCATGTTGACTGGTGCTAACCGTGCGTACTTCTTCGCGGTGGATGGTGAGAATTTTCCCGCCTCCTGTGGCTTCGCGAATTTGACTCAACAGGTGATAACAGCTTTGAGTCAGGAAATTTACTAGCGGGTAGGATGCCTGAGCCGTGCCAGAGTGCTACACGACATTCTGCTATGTGTCGGTTTCAGCGAGGTGCTGAAACGCTGAAAGTGCCGAATAGATATGCAAAAGATTTCTATTGACGCATTCTTGACTAAAGAATGTATTTTGGGGGAATTTGGGACAGGGCTGGGTGGAGACGGGTCTCAGAACTTTCCCGTTTACGATGGTTGGCGCCCTCGTGGCGCGCCGGCGTAAGTGTGCGCCAGCGGGCACGCGCCCCTCGTGAACAGTCCCGCTTCCGCCCATAAATGGGAAAGTTTCTCGGGGTGGATGAGGAGCGCTCCTCACCGGGGTTTGTCTGGGGGCCCGCGTCCTTTCACTCTTCAGCATGATGCTGAAAGCTGGGTTTCAGCGTTTCAGCAGGTTTCAGCAACTTTCAGTCGTTCAGCGAGTTGCTGAAAGTGGCTGAAAGTGTCAGGGTGGCACCCCCCCGGGGGAGCCCGGTTCCATCAGGGGGCGGGGGCGGAGCGAGCGTTAGCGAGCTACTTGGGTGTGTGTGTTGGGGGCCCCGGGAATTTCCACGAGGAGGGCGGGCATGGGGACGCGACGGTCGGCGGCGGGGGTGGTGCGGCAGTATCACCAGGCGGCGCACCGGGCATTGCTGGAGGGGGTGTGGGTGAAGGCGATGGTGGATGCCATGGTGGAGGACTTGGCAGAGCGGTCAGCCACGGGGATCGTGTTGGAGGAGGTTGGGGACGCGCTGGCGATGGAGTTTGGGTACGCCGGGCGTCGGCGGGGGGTGTTTGACTAGGTCGGGATGTGTGGTCATTGCAGCCCTACCCGGCTGTGTGTGTTGGGGGCCCAGGATTTTCTTCGTAGGGATGTCACAGTTGGAGGGGCGAGGCGGATGAATGCCATGGTGGATCGGTTGCTGGAGACGCAGGGTCTGACCCAACGGGTGAGCTTGGCACCGGACAGGGGTCGAGTGTATACCTGGGCCCTTTCCACGACCGTGGTGGCCGAACTGCGGATCGTTGGGGAGCCGCTGACGAAGGCGGACGCGGGGCGGCTGAGCCAGTATGTGGACCTGACGTGTGAGGCGCTGGTCGTCAAGTCGAGTCACGAGAGCGCATGAGGAGGAGAAGGAGCGGGGCATGTTAGAGAGCTTGCTGACGTTCATTGTGATTGCGGTGATTGTGGGGTTGATCGTGTGGGTGATTAACGCGCACCTCCCACTGGACCCACCGTTCAAGGCCGTGATCTTGGTCGCGGCGGTGCTGGTGCTCTTGTTGGTGTTCCTCCGCATGGTCGTGCCCGCGCTCAAGCTGCCTTAATGGTCGATGACGATGTACGTGCTGGCGCTGGTCGGGCTCAGTTCGCGCGTGGGGTCGAGGGCGACGCGGAGCGTGTCTTCGACCCAATGGAACTCGTCGGCTACGGATGGCCCGACCAAGTCACGCTCATCGGCGCTGAGCGATCGGCATTGGCTGACGGTGGCGGTCCACGGCAGGTGTGGATGTACGTGAATGAGACTCACGCTGACCGATGGGCCATTCGGCAGATGAACGTCGACAATGCCATCGTCGGTCTCTCGAGTGAGATGGTACTCGTGTCCAACCCGCCTGAGGACGACGCCACCCTTCCTGAAGAGAATCTGCTCGCCGTCGTCATGGTCGTCCCAGCGTTGAGGGTGTGGCGGTGGTTCGTCGGCGGGCCAATGCTTTAGCAATCGTGGCTCTGTTCCCATGGAAGAACCCCTCCCACGATTTTCTGCACTCTGTGGGCATACCCCCCGGGCAACCGGGGGGACCCATTGGTAAGTTCCAGGAGGTGCGCCAGCGGGGCGCACACACATGACAACCCGCACCATCGAGGAGGATGGTCAATGGCCATGCTGTCATCAAAGCAAGCGGCGGAAGCTCTGGGCTGCACGGAATCGGCGATCCGGCGGTGGGTCAGCACCGGCAAGCTCCCCGCCGTCAAGGTGGGCACGCGCATGACCCGCATCCGGGAATCCGATCTCGAGAAGTTCGTCAAGCCAGTGCTGCGAGGAGTCCGACCAGCACGTGCGCGATGAGGAGCCCCGCCCGCTGCCGGCGGGATCGCTTGGCCTTGGGCTTCGGGGTGAGCCAGAGGATCACGCGATTCTTCCCGCAGACGTGCATGTGAATCGAGCCTTCATGACTCAAGTAGGGCCGGATGAAGGTGGGTGCGGATGCCGGCTGCCACCCATTGAGATCGACCAGCACCGCCTTCTTTCGGGTGCTGGCCTGGCGAATGGCCTCCGCAATGCGCTGCCAGGACTTCATGACTGGGGCGGCTTCCCGGGCGTGGGAGGATCTACCACCCGGACGACGCGGGGGGGTTTCCGGGGTGGATGGGCGGGGCCGACTCCTTGGTCAACCTCATCGGGATTGAACACGCTGGTGCTCATGATTCTGAACTCCTCGCCGAAGAGCCGGACGATCAGCCCCGGCGTCGTGCTGATCTGGGCAATCTCGTCCGGCGTCAGGAAGAGGATGTGATACACAGGACAGGAACTCCTTTCTCAGTGTGAATCACCTGGCGCCACGACGGCGCGTCAGCATCCCGCCACGAGGAGGGACGGATGCGACTGGCAAAGTCCGGAGCTCGAGGGGTCTACTGGCGACCCAATCCACGCAGTACCTATAAGTACAAGGGGGAGCTGGGGGACTTCTGGATCAAGTGGGTCTGTGGACCGCCGCATCAGCAGCTCCACGAACAGAAGATTGGCCCGTGGACTCGGGCCGTGGCGACGGTAGAGCGCCATCGGATGGAGCGGCTCTGCCCGCTGCAGCGAGACAAGAATCCCATTGAGAACCCCCTCCTCTGGGATCTGATCCAGCATTACGTGACGACCGAATCCGTTGTCAAGCGGTCCCTGCGGGAGGACAAGCGACATGGGCGTGTCTGGCAGGAACGGTATCCCGATCGTCCCGCGGTGAGTATCACGACGACGGAACTCATGGAGATCCGGACGGCGCGCCTCACGGGTGGAGTCCAGCATGCCACGGTGAATCGAGAATTCCAATTTCTCCGACGGATCTACAACGTGGCCATTGGGACGGGGAAGCTCTCAGGGAACAATCCGGTGAAGTCTTCGTTGAACCTCCGAGAGAACCCAGGGCGGACGCGCTACTTAGACGATGAGCGCGATGAGCAGGCCCGCCTGCTTGCTGTGCTGTCCCCGCGTGATCAGCAGCGCGTGGCCATCTTGCTCTCCACGGGGCTGCGCCGCAGCGAGTTTCTGCATCTGCGTTCCGTAGACCTCGATCTGAAGCTCGGCATGATTACCATTCCCCGGAGCAAGAACGGAGCGACCCGTCACATTGAAATGACGCCCCAAGTCCAAGCGATCTTCCGGGCACTCCCCCGCCCGATCGATCGTCGCGCGTACCTGTTCACTGACCGCGAGGGCAAGCCTGACTGCGCGTGGTTCGATCATGATCTGCGGGACGCGATCAAGGTCGCTGGGTTGGAGGGCTTCCGCCCGCATGATCTTCGCCACACGTGGGCCAGCCGCTTGGTGATGGGGGGCGTGGATCTCGTGACCCTCCAGCAAATGGGTGGGTGGAGTTCTCTCAGTATGGTCCAGCGCTACGCTCACGTGAGTCCTGGGCACCGCCGGGCGGCGATCAACCGGCTTCCTGAGATTCCATTGACCTCGAGTGGACCAGATGGTCGAGTGGGACCAAGAGTGGGACCAGTTCTTGAATCGGCAACGGGGCCCTGAGGAAGCTAGCGAAAAGAAAGGGGTAATTCGTGGCCCTGGAATCCTGGCGCAGAGCCTGAACCTGTTGCTCGGGGATTCTACTCGACACCTGAGTACCTGATTCCATGCGGGGTTACGGACTAAGTCTCCGATATGATTGATGAGGCCCTCGTGATGGTGGTCGACGGTGTGGGATGGTGGGCGACAATCGATTGGGACCTTTATTGGGACCAGTTTCAGCCGGGTTTCAGCGTGAAGGCCCTCGCCGGCTTTCAGAGTTTCAGCCGGTGCTGACACGGTTGCTGAAACGGGCGTCATGTGCCCCATGGCTCACCGAGTGCCATCAGCTCGGCTTCCTCGGATAGGCGAACAGCGCCCGCATGTCACCGCAGTGACCGCAGACATAGAGCGACACCTCGGCCCCGAGCTCGACCCCCATCGACCGAAGGTTCTCCAGCCCCGCGTGTTCTTCGTCCGTGTCGCCCGCTTCATGATCGAACCGAAACTGCGCCTTCAGCATCAGGGCGCGGCCGCACGAGGCACACGTCACCGTCGAGGGGCTCAGATCACCACTCGCCATGCTGGACCTCGTTGTGGCGCGCGATCGCCGCCTGCGTCCACTGCCGCATGCGCGCGGGACTCCAGCCGTGCTCGCGCAGATGGTCGCGGAAGATCAGCGCCAGCCGGGTGAGCGTCGCCGGGTCAAGCCCGTCGAGATCCCAGAGGTCGGTCTCGCACGCCGGGCAGCGCATGAGGTGGCAGGCCACTGACTCGTCAGTCGGCGGCCTCGTCATCGCTCGTCGGCCGTCGGCGGGCGGCCGGTGGCGCGCTCCAGTCGCCACATCAGCAGATTGTGAACGGACGTCGCCCGATAGGTCCGCTCCGGCGCGAACCCGGCCTTGATGAGCCAGTTTCGAATGCCCCCCACCCGGTCCAGCTCCTCGTACGAGATCCAGACTTCCGAGGTCATCGCTCGGGCTCGCTCCACGGCTTCCCGCACATCGGGCAGGCCGACGGCCAGAGGGTTCGCTTGAACTGCTCGGCCCAGCCCTATCTCTTTGCGTCGACTCCGTGTCATGGCTCGCCCCGGCAGCTTGAGACCGTCCCACGTGTATGGCTCGCCCGTTCCGTATGGGGAATGTTTCACCGCTGCTCGTGGCTCGCCCAGCACATATGATTCCGATCCCGTCTCATGGCTCGCCCCGCGCTCATGGCCCCGACCCGCTTTGATGGCTCGCCCCTGACTTGTGAGTTTGGCCCTTCGTCGTGGCTCGCCCACCTCCACTGAATCCCGGCCGTTCATCCTCTCTTGTTGCTGACCCAGGCGTGTGGCTCGCCCCGCTGCGATGATCCTGACCCCTTTCAATGGCTCGCCCCGAACGAATGTGGATGCCCCAGGTTTTGGCTCGCCCCGGACTTATGGATTCCGTCCCTCTCTCTCTCGGCTCGCCCCGGTCTTATGATTCCGTCCAATCCCTTTGGCTCGCCCCGCTGCGATGATCCTGACCCCTTTCAATGGCTCGCTCGCTCTTCATGTTCCCGCCTACCTGCCTTGGCTCGCCCCGGCTTCTTGAGACCGTCCTTGTCTGTTGGCTCGCCCCATTAGATTGATCCCGACCAATATCCTTGGCTCGCCCGTTGTCTTTGAGCCCGGCCACTCGTCGTGGCTCGCCCCCGGTGGAGTGATTCTCGTCATTGATCTTGGCTAGGTCGCCATCGGCCAGCCCGGTGGCGCGAGGTAATCGGCGTGGCCCTCGATGGCGATCACATAGGGCTTCGGCGGGGCCTCGCCGAATTCCGTCTCGTAGAGCACATGGTGGTAATGGCTGAGGAAGAGTTTCACGGCGTAGCGTTTGGCCCTCGCGTGTAGATGCGCCGGAGGGAGCTTGCCACTGCGATACGCCGCTAACGCGATGGTGTCCTCGCCGAAATCCTTCTCGCGAAGCATCAAGGCCGCTTGCTCCGCGTACTGCCCCGCCTCGTTCCGCTCGATCTCGATGGCCTTGCGCGCGAGGTAGAGCTTGCCGTAGAAACACTCGTCGTGCCCGCTCTGCTTGACAAAGCTTTCGCCCAATTTCCAGCAGATGACTTTGAGCCGGGCGTTCCACGGTCGCCGTCGCTTCTTCTCCCACTTTTGTGTGGGATCGAGGCCGGCATAGCGCCAGAGCGTCCCGACCGTCCGATATGGCTGCCCGTCTGGCGACTTGGCGCGAATATGCGCCAGCAAGCCCGCCGCGAGGACCGCGCCGATGCCCCGCTGCGACTTCGCCCAGCGTCCCGGCAGATGCGTGTCCGTGTACACATTCAGCGCCGCCGCGATCGAGGCCTCCAGCCGGGCCATGTTCGTCTTGATCCAGTCGGTGAACTCGCTGGGCTCGGCTGGGGTCGCCGCCGCCGCGGCGCGGTGCTGGCCGGCCGCCTCGATCCGGAATTGCTGGATCTGATAGTAGCTATCGACCAGGTACCGCGCTTGCCCTTCCGTGAGGGTGCTCGCGGCGCGCTTGAGGTCAGCGGTCAGTCGGACGAGGGATTCGAGCGCTTCCGCGGAGTCTGGGTCGTCGAGGGAGACAGGTCTCCGACCTCTCATGGGTATGGTCCGCCTTACTAATCTGGTCATCGTAGCACCCGAGTGAGCAACACGCCGAGCGTCGCGAGGTGCAAGCCAATGCTCAACGTTCCGATAATACCGACCATCCATCGTAGGAGGCGCACTTCTGACTCGATCCCATGGAGTCGGCTGTCCATGGTCCCCAGTTCTTCCGCTGCCGTTCCCGCGTCCTCGTCGGTCGCGCCCAATTGCTTTAGCACCTTGTAGAGTTTCAGCATCGCCAAGGCCATGTCTGGCTGCCTCACACGGTGGTGAGCTTGCCCCGTCGGGCCAGATGCAGCAGCACCCGGTCATAGCACTGGCGGTAGGAGCTCTCCCGATTCCCCACCCACTCGGGCCGATTGTTATTGTCCCGATGCTCCACCACGCACACGCGCACCAGATCGTCGATGACCTCTTCCACCAGTGTCTCGAGGGGAATGCGCCACTGGAAGCGCATCCGGGGGAGATCCCAGTCCACGTTGGCCCGGAACCCGGCCAGCATCGGCATCAACCACCCACGTGGCACCCGATACGCCATGGTCTTGCCGATGAACGGGAGCGGGGTGTTCTTGTGCCCCCCGCTGCCCGCCCGCACCTTCGCGCCGGGACGATCCTTCATCCGGCCGAAGATGAACGACGCCCGTCGGGCCGCTTGGGGGGTGTGCAGGCTGATCAGGTCTGCTAGCGAGAGAATCTCGTGGACGTGGGGGATCAGGAGATGCGTGGGCGTCCGCGTGGTGGGCTGCTGGATGTCTTCCTTGAACGCATCCACCGCCAGGCGGGGCTTTCGATAGAGCGCGTACGGATGCTTCTCCTCGCTGTAGCGTTCACAGTTGAAGAGCTGGAGTGAGACGAGGACCTCCGGGATGTAGAGATCCCCCTTGTCTCCCTGGAAGTAGGAGATAGCCTCCTCGCCGGGCTTGCCACGGAGCTGGTCCTTGATGGCGTCGAACAGGCCCCGGAGATCATCGAGGCTGGGATCATCGACTTGCTTGGACCGGTTCAATCCCTCGGCAATGTCTGGCACGGCGGCTTCATCAATCCCCTGGAGGATGTGCAAACGGACGTAGGCCCGGTCCAGCGCCTGCAATTCATCCTCATCGGCATGCGTCACCGTATCTCGGATGGCGGCGTAGGTGTGCCCGCCGTTTACGATGCCATGTTGCTGGCGATGCATGGTGATGACGAGCTGGCTCTCCCCCGGCAGGAACTCCGCGGACTCCACCAGGAGATACATCCCCTGGTTCCGGACCGCCATATCTTCCGGGTCATCGGTGAGGGTTTTCTGAATCCCGGCGATCACGGGCCCCGTGAGCACGCCCGCCCGCGTGCGATTGGGCACTCGCGGATTCACCTCGAGGAAATCATCGAACTCGCCCGGGATATCGGTGACCTTTACGAAGCAGCTCCCGACGCTGGCCCGGAGTCCCGGGATCGCCTGTTCATGATAGTGGGCGGTGGGCAGCACGAACCGTCGGGTCAACGTGGGTGCGTTAGGGGCACCCGCATTGTTCGTGGACGTGGTTAGGCTTGGCATGGCAGGCCCCTCCCCTGGTCTGGTCATGTCGTGGTGAGCGGGCCCTCACTGTACTCGTGTACAGCTCGCTATTGCGTGAGCAATAGGGGGGCCGCCCACGGGTTAAGCCTATACCACCGTCTCGTTATTCCCCAAAGCCCTTTTGCCCGCAGCGGTGAGGAGCAGGATCTCCGGAATCCCTCCCACGTGGTAGGTCAGGTGCTGGATCGCGTCGGTCACGGCGTACACGTGGGCCCGACATTCCTGTTCGGAGGCAAAGGCATCGCTCTCAAGGAGCACCAGTCCGTTTCCGGCCCGGAGGAACCAGCGGTACGGGCCAATATCGGTGTCGGCTTGGATGACCAGCCGGGCGGGTCGAAACCGTCGCATGGCGCGTTCTCCGACCTTCCTGCGGGGCGGGTGACTTGACAGACTGACACGGCCAATGTCATGGTGGCACGCGGGGCCGCATGACGGATGAAGGGACTGACCAAGATCCTGAGCAGCTTCCCGCCACGGCCCACGGCCCGCGCGTCCGGGGCCCCGGGATCTGCCCTACGTGTCGAGGGTGGTCCTGGCGACGGGACGACGCCCCCCGACGCCACGACCAGCGGCTCCGGTACACCTGCCTCACTTGTGGATTTGACCGCTGGAGTGACGCCGCGCCAGGAGCAGCAGGTATCGGTCCTGCGGGGGGCGGACTTCTCGCTCCAGGCCACCACGGCGGCGACGGGGCTGCCCCGTCCGGTGGTCAAGGCCATCGAGTCCAAACCCGCCAACCGGGAACTCATCCAGGCCACCCGCGCCATGATTCAGCGGAACGAGCTGCGGGGGATCAACCGGAACACGCGGGGCCTGTATGCGTGGCTGGGCGAGGTGGTGGCCGCCAAGGACAGTGCCGAGTTGGCCCGGCTGACCAGCGGGCTCCTGCGGATTGAGAAGATCGCCTCGTCCGCTGCTGGGGAGGCCCGCCGGGTGGAGTCTACGATCACCCAAACGATTGACCACACGGTGGATGTCAACCTGGAGGCCAAGCTGCTGCTCGCGACGCTCATGGGTATCAATGACCCCCCGAAGTAGGGCGTCACGTGGACGTAACGCCTGTGCAATCACTTTCACACCTCACCCTAGGGTGTTGTCTAGCGCCATGTTGGCACCGTTGCCATGGAGCGGAAATCTCCAACCGTGATGCTGACTTCCATGGGACGTTGTGAGTGAATCCTACGTTAGACGCGCTGGATGCGGCGCTGGGCCTCGATGACCGGGAGAAACGCCGCATTCTGCGTAAGATTGACGAATTGGACCGGAAGCAAGTGGAGCAATTACTGGTGGCCTTGCGGGCGGAGGCGTTCCTGCGGTGCGCCAAGGACGGCCTGCTCTGGCTGAAGTTCGTGAAGACCCGCGATGAGGCGGATCAGACGGCGACCATCAAGCCCTTCCCGGTGGACGATCCCTACGTGCGGGGATTGTGGACGGTGCTGGAGTGCCGGCAGCGCATCGTCATTGCCAAGAGTCGCCAGATGTTGATGAGCTGGGTGGCCGCTGCCTACTGTGTGTGGCACGCCCGCTTCCATCCCAATTCCTACGTGGTGTGGCAGACCCAGAAAGAGGACGACGCGGACAAGATGGTCTGCTTGGGAGAGCGGGCCGGGTACCTGGGTCGGATGCAATTCATTGAGCGCCATCTCCCCAGCTGGATGGCAGTGCCCTTCCGGGAATTGCAGGGGATCATCTCGTACGACAACGGCTCCATGATCGAGGGCGTGCCCGGCGGGCAGAACCAGGCCCGCTCCAAGGTGGCCAGCGTGATCGTGGAGGACGAGTTTGCCTATCAGGAGGAAGCCAGCGGCGTCTACGCGAGTGTCAATCCCCTGATCCAGAAGACCACCAAGTTCGCCGCTATCTCCACCCCCAACGGCTTCGACAATGTGTTCGCCAAGCTCTATCACGGGCAGTCCATCGACGGAGCGGAGGACGGGTCGTCAGCGGCCACGCCCCGGATCGTCAGGGACCGGGTCACCGAGCTCCCGCCCATCAAGGGATTGCAGATCCACCAGAACGCGCTGGGCTTCACGGTGGTCCGATTGCACTACACCGCCGATCCCAAGAAAGATCCGGAGAATCCCGATCCTGTGCAAGCGGCCGCCGCCCGCCGCTGGCTTGACCAGCAGAAGCAGTCCTATCCCGACCCTAACGACTTCCAGCGGGAGTTTGAGATCAACTTCTTCGCTGGGAAAGGCACGCGCGTCTTTCCCCAGTTCACGGAAGCCATTCACACCGCCCGTCTCCACTACAACCCCCGAAAGGTGCTCTATCGCGGCTGGGATTTCGGCTGGCACTGCCCGGTCTGCTTGATCACGCAGGTGGATGCCAAGGAGCACCTCTTGGTGATCCAGGAGATCGTGGGCAAGCAGCGCACCACACGAGACTTCGCGGGCGATGTGATTGCCGAGTGCGCCAAGCGCTACCCGAATCATGCGGCGGGCTTCGTGGACTACTGCGATCCGGCGGGGCAGCAAATCAAGTCCATCGAGAACGACCGCAATGAGCGCCGGGACGTGGAGGTGCTGAACGGGCTGGGCGTGTTTCCCACCTATCAGTACGGCTGGTCCAACAAGGACGGGCGCACGCTGGTGCATCAGCTCCTGGCCATCCGCTCCGACGGCACGCCGGGGCTGTCGATTGATCCCTCGGGCGCGCCCTATTTGCTGCAGGCGTTCTTGGGCCAGTACATCTACCCCGAGCGGCGGGACGGCAAGGTCTCCGAGGATCCCAACGACGACACGCACCCGTGGGGCGACGTGATGGCAGCGCTGCGCTATCTGGTGACGGGCTTGTTCGAGAAGCTTGGATTGCGTCGTCTCTTGCCCGTCATTCCCCCGCCGGTGATCGGCGGACCCGCGCTGGAGTATCACGGCTACGGCACGGTGAGGAAGAGCCATGCCCGACTCGTCTGACGCCGACCTCATTCCCGTCGAAGCCCCCGAGGCGCAGCCCCTTGACGAGCTCACCAAGGCGCTGCTCCCCCCGCTCAAGGACGAGGACGTGGTGGCGTTGTATCAGGCCATCACCACGGACTACACGCAGGCGATCAATGATCGGAGCGAGTGGGAGACGCGGCTGGCGGAATGGGACGCGCTCTACTTCGGGATCCTCCCCGAGAAGACCGTCCCGTGGCCGGGCGCCAGCAATCTCCACGTGCCGCTGACGATGCTCGGGGTGGAGACGCTGAAGCCCCGCCTGACGGAGTCCATTCTGGGCGGGCCTATTCTGGCCATTCCCACCGAGGCCACCGACATCGAACGGCGGGACCGGGTGGAGCAGTTCATGAACTGGCAGAGCGCGGTGGAGCTGGATCTCCGCCGCGTGGTGCCCGAGACGGCGCATCTCTTCCTGACCCCCGGCACCTGCGTGGTGAAGGTCTACTGGCGGAGCCGTCGCACCAAGCGGAAGTACATCCGCACGTTCCCGCCCACCACGCCCATCGACGAGATCATGCTGGCCATCTTCGGGCAGGCGGTGCCCAAGACGTTGGAGTCCGAGGGCAAGACCACGTGGACCGGCGAACTCCCCTCGACACCGGGTGGGCCCCCGCTGACCTTCCGGGTGGAATTGAAGATCACCGACACCGAGATCAACGCCTTGGTCGAGCAGGAGACGCTGGCCGAGAAGCCGGTCATCGAGCCCATCGACCCGCTGGACTTCATCGCGCCTGTGCACGGCGGGTCGAGTGTGCAGGATCTACCGTGGTGCCAGCTCAAGCTCCGGATGACGGAGGACGAGCTGCGCCGCCACGCCAAGTCGGGACGCTTCGATGCGGACGTGGTGGAGGAACTGCTCCGCACGTCAGAGGCTGGCGTGGAAGACGAGCCGGTGGGCAGTGCCTACCGCACCCAGCAGGACGAGCTGGAAGGCGTGCAGGCGGGGGAGTCCAGCGTCCGCACGCAGCAGTACGAGATCCTGGAGGACTATCGCCGCTGGGATTTGGATGGGGATGGGCTCGAGGAAGAGATCATCACCTGGGTCTCGCGGGATCTCTCCGACAAGCTCCTGGGCCGGGATTATCTGGACAACGTGTACGCGCATGGGATGCGGCCCATCGAGATCGGCCGGTATTTCCCCATCCCCTTTCGGTTGTATGGGCTCAGCTTTCCTGAGGTGGTGCGGAACCTCAACGAAGAGATCAACACCATTCACAACCAGCGCGTGGACGCGGGCACGCTGCAGAATCTCCCGTGGTATCTCTACCGAGCCAGCGCGCTCCATGCGCCCACTCGGTATCCCCTGCGTCCCGGGGAAGGCATCCCCATCGACAACCCGCAGACCGATGTCGTCATCCCGCGCTGGCAAGGCACCTCCGTGTTTGGGCAGAACGAGGAGAGCCTCGTCTACCAGTACTTCGAGCGGCTCACGGGGCTCACTGATCTCTCGCTTGGGCGGCAACCGAGCCGGGTGGGAGCCACGCGCACGGCGACCGGGGTGGCCAGTCTGTTGAGTGAGTCGGGGTTGCGTTTCAAGACGGCGATGGATGCCTTTCAGGCGTTCTGGGTCCGGATCTTCCAGCAGGTGCTGGCGCTCAATCAGCAGTACCTCCCGCCGGGGAAGGAATTCCGGGTGACGGGCAAGCTCCCCGAGTTCATCACGTTGAAGTCCCGGGCGGAGATTGCGGGGCAGTACGACATTCGCTTGTCGGCCACCACGGAGACGATGAACAAGCAGGTACAGCGGGAGGACGCCACGCTGATCATGCAGACCGTGCTGAACCCACTGGGCCTGCAACTGGGCATCGTGGCGCAGAAGGGCATCGTGCGGGCCTACCGGGAGCTCCTGAGCGCCTTCGGGAAAGATCCCGATCTCTACATCGAGCCGCAAGTGGAGGAGCAAATCGCGCTCACGCCCACCGAGAAGCTGATGATGATTGCCAGCGGCGTGGAGGTGCGGCCCCACCTCGGGGAGAACCTCCAGGCTGCCCTTCTGGAGCACATGATCCAGCGCCGCACCCCGGCCGTGCTCAACGGGCTGGGTCCGCAGGGGATCCGCAAGCTGGACCAGCTGATCGCCCAGACCCAGCAATTAGTGCAGACCCAGCAGGTAGTCCAGCAGCTGGGTGGGGGCAAGCCCGGCCAGGCCCCCGTGGCTCCGCAGGGCCCGCCCGTGGGCCAGCAGGCCCAGAACGCGCAGATCGGGCGTCAGCCGCAGGGATTGGGCCAGCCTGCTGAGCCCGGTCTGGGCCCCACGCAGACGACGCTCCCACCCGTGGCGCAGTGACACCTTGACACACCCCAACTGCTGTGCCAGCATGGCGTGCCAGAGTGGCCCATGAACTGGACGTGGAGCTTCTGGAGGACGCGGCGGTCCTATCGGACTTTCTCCACACGCAGTATTACGCCGTCTTGGACAAGCTCTGGCGGCGGGCCAGCCAAGCGGTCCAGGACGGGGTGTTTCACAAGCCTGCCGATGAGTTTGAGGTCCAGAAGGGGCGGTTCCTGGGGATGCAAGAGCTGATCAATCTTCCCTTGCAGATCATTCAGATGGCGGCGCAGGCCCGCCGGGCGGCCCATCATGCCAGCCAAGTCTGAGCGGCAGCGCCGATTCATGATGGCGGAGCTGGGCCGCGCCAAGGCGGGGAAAAAGACCCGCACGGGCATGTCCGCGAGCCAGCTGGAGGACTTCAAGCACATGGAGAAGAAGCGGAAGCCCAAGAGCTACATGCCCGAGGGCGCCACGCTGAGCCCGCAGGGGGATATCGGGGCCTTCCGGCAGGAGGAGGCGGTGCGCGTGGGTGGGTTCAAGAGCGGCAGCACCGTGCGGGCCAGCAGTGAACTCCCCTACCGTCCCTGCAAGGAAGCCCGGGATCCCTTCATTGAGCAGAAGGTTTAAGTATGGCTGACGAACCCATCGAGCCTGACGCTCCAGAGTCCCCGGCGCCAGACCCTGAGCCCGAGCCCACGCCAGAGCTCAGTCCCATGGACCGGCTCCGGGCGGATATGGAGCGTCAGATGGGCCAGGTGCAGGCCCAGGTGGCGGAGGTCGTGAACAGCTTGGCCTCGATGGCGCAGGCCCGCCAAGCGGGCCCGCAGCCCCAGCCTCAATTAGTCAACGATCAAGAGATCCGTCAGGCGGCGGAACAGGGCCACTTTGCCGCGCAGGAGTATCTGACCCGTCAAGCGGCCCGAGCCGAGGCCACCGCGGCGGTGCAATCCGGGCTGGCCCAGCAGCAGCGGGCTACGCAGATCACGCAGCAGATCCAGTTGCTGATGGCGAAGTATCCCCAGTTCAAAGAGGCGGGCAACCCGCTGTCCGCCACCACGGCCAGCGTCCGTAACACGCTCTTGCAGCAGGGCTATCCCAACGATCTCTCCACGATCCTGGAAGCCATGAAGGTGGCCATCGTAGACAACCCCGAGGTGGTGGCGCAGATGGTGAACAAGGGCCCGGTAACCAACGAACTCGCCCGCCAGTCGGCGGTGGCCAGCCAGTCCATGGGGTCGATGCGCACCGGCGCTGCGCGCCGGTCTCCAGCTGAGCCTGAGACCCCCAAGCTCGAGAAGCGGGCCCTGGACATGGCCAAGCGCATGGGCGTAAAGGACCCCACCGGCTCCGTCAAGCGGATGTATGAGCGCAACGCGGGCGGCAAGTCCGCGCTCTCCCCGACCGTGGCGATGGTGATCCGGGAGGGCTAATGGGCGGCACCAATCTCGGCAGACGAGTCGCCATCGAGGCCGGGATCGAGCTCCCGCCCGAGCCGAGGCCCCCCAAGCCGAAGAGTCCGGACCCACTGTCGCTGAACCTCCCACCCGCTGCGGAGGAACTCCTGGACCCGGTGCCGGTGCCCGAGGTGCTGGGGACGATGCCACTCCCCCCGCCTACGCCTGTGCAGTCCGAGGAACCCCCGCCCCCGTGGGAGACGGACCCGGTCTACCTCCGGCACAACGGCGACGCCCGGCGCTTCGTCCGGGTGCCCGACAACGTGGAGCTGCGCTGGCTCTCCCCTCGACTGGTCAGCGTCTCGGGCCTGCGGGACTGGCAAGCCGTGCCGGCCAAGGGCGATTCCCGCTTCAAGCTCCTGAACAAGAGCATGGCCGCGCCCGACAACACCATCCGCCGGGGCGGGCACGACGGCATGTTCCTGGCCTGGATGTACCGCTCGTGGGTCGAGAGCCGGAAGAAATTGAAGGCGGCGCAGGTGGCTCGCCATACCCAGTCCGCGGTGGCCCGGCAGGACGCCCTGCGGCAGCAGTTCCGGCGTGGTTCGTTTAGCGGCATCACCGTGGACTCCGCCCAGCACCCGACGCACACGATTGCCGAGGGTGCCACGATGGCGGACTGATCAGGAGGACCCTTCCCATGGCCCTGCGTGCGCGGTCGAATGGCAATCTGGACATTCCCCAGGGCTTTGCTCCGTATGACGCCGTGCTGCGGATCACGCCCTACACCAAGGATGCGGCGGCGCCGGCCATCTACGCGGGTGATGTCGTGGTGATGGAGGCGGATGGGGGGATCGGGCTGGCGGCCACCGGATCCGTGCCCATCGTGGGCGTAGCGGCCGAGACCAGCCCGGCGGCCACCGCCAAGTCGGATTTCCTCGTGTACGACCATCCTGATCAGTTGTTCGTGGCCCAGGACGATGGGGACACCACCCCGATGACGGCGACGGAAATCGGCACTAACGCCAACATCGTGGTGACGGCGGGCTCCGGGGGTCGGTCCTTGATGGAGATCGACGCCAGCACGGCCGCCGTGACCGCCACGCTGGCCGTGAAGGTCATCGGGCTGCATCCCATCGAGAAGGGCAGCTTCGCGGCGGCGGCCGGGGCCCCTCGACTGTGGATCGTGAAGTTCAACAACCATCTCCAGAGCGCCGGGCTGGCGGGCATCTAAGGAGGTTCCATGGCCACGCTACGATCTACGCTCCCTGATCTCTACCTCCAGCGGCTCGCCTTCCTGGAAGACGTGTTGTTCGATGAGATGCCTATTGAGCAGGGGATCTCCGAGAAGATCCTGAAGGTGCGGGACATGGGCAACCGCCCCATGGTCCGCACCACCACGGTGGCCAGCTTCGGCGTGGTCCCGATCAAGGCCGAGGGGGCCAACGTCGCGTACGACGACCTCGCGCAGGGCTACGACAAGACCTACCAGGCCGACGCCTACGAACTCGCGTTCCGGGCCAGCAAGGAGGCGCTGGACGACGAGCAGGAAGAGGTGGTGTCGGACGCCGCCCGGGCCCTGGGCTCCTCGATGAACTACACCCACGAAGTCGATATGGCGAACTTGTTCAACAACGGGTTCACGGACACCACAGGCTCGCCGGATGGGGTCGCGTTGTTCAGTGCCGCGCATCCACTGGTGGGCGGCGGCACCGCGAGCAACGTCCTGGCCACCCCCGCTGACTTGGCCGTGCAGTCGCTGCGGGATGCCTTGGCGGCGGTGGCCGACACCGTGGACGACGCGGGCAAGCTGGTGCACTGGCGGCCCCGCGTGCTGTTGGTGCCCTACGAGCTGAAATGGACGGCGGACGAGTTGATCAACTCCACGGAGCGCCCCGACACGCCCAACCGCGCCAAGAACAGCTTTGACTTGGAGCAGCTCACGGTGGTGGCGTGGCCCTATCTGACGGACCCCGACGCGTGGTTCCTGCTGGCCGATCCAGGCGTGCTCAATGTGCGGAAGTACTGGCGGGAGAAGCCGATGGTCATGCATGACTGGGACTTTGAAGCCTCGGCCATGAAGGTCAAGATCCGGGCCCGCTGGGTCCGTGGCTGGTCGGACTTTCGTGGGGTCTTCGGCACCCCTGGCGCATGATCCACGGCACCAGTCGTACGCTGTGGATTCGGGTTGGCTGGCCCCGGTATCGCCGAACCTCCTCCGGTGCTACGAAGTCCAGCCATCCTTCGCCTGGTCGCTGATGGGGTTCCGGAGTGACCGCATGGGGACCCCTGGAGGGATGGCCGCCCGCTAGCCCGACCCTGTGCCGGGGGCTCTGGTGATTTACTGCCAGGCCTGTGCCCCGCCGGAGTGTCGGCCCGTGATCCTGTTCGATGCCTTGGAGTGCGATGTCTGCCAGCGGTGGACCGCGCCCATCTATGAGCCGCCCGTGGAGCTGGGGTAACGCGTGGCGAATCTCGACTACACCGCCATCGAGACCCGGGTGATGAACCAGCTCCGCCTTCCCGTCACCAACACCACCGAGCAGGCGAAGATCAACGCCCTGATCAACGAGGTCTACCGGGATCTCTATGCGAAGGCGGACTGGTACTGGCTGGTGAAGTACACCACGCTGAACACGGTGCCCGTGGAGCGGGACGGCACGGTGAGCGTGACCAATGGGAGTCCCACCATCACGTGGTCCATCGCGAAAGCCATCACCACTACGCCCAAGGTGTTGCTGGTGACGGGGCAGGCTCGAGACACAGGGGGGCGCTATCGGATCGTGACACCGGTTCCCGTGGCGGATCTGGCCGCCACGCTGGAGTCCCCGTACGCAGGAACGACCAATACCGCGGCGACCTACCGATTATACCAGGACCAGTACGATTTACCCGCCGACTTCGGGAAGCTCCTCCGGATCGGGCGCAGCAGCTACCGCTGGGCTCCGCAGCTGATCGCCCCCGACGAGATGTACGAGCTGAAGGGTGGAGATCAGCGCGAGGGGGCCCCGCAGTGGGCCTGTGTGTGGGACTTCGATACCACGGGGGATCCGAGCACCGCCCGGCAGCTGGTGATCCATCCCTACCCCGACCAGACCTATCAGATCGACCTGCACTACAAGCGCACGCTCAACACGGAGCTGAGCGGGACCACGATCCCGCTGATCCCGGATGAGTTCCGCCACCTGCTGATCTACGGAGCCTTGTCGCGGGGCTACCCGATCTTCATGAACGATATCGAGCGGGGTCGGTATTACCAGGCGCTGTTCAACGACATGCTGCTGCAGATGACGGCGGCCCAGCGGGACCGGCAGAACGAGAACCCCCGCATCCAGATCCGGGACCAGTACCGGACGTTCTACCGGAGCCGCGGGCGGCTCTCCCCCGCCCGGGCGGATCTGGGCTCCATGTTTGATCGCTGGCCATGACCACCCGCAACTTCTCGTTCATCGTGCATCCGGCGTTGGGCGGGCTCGATGTCACCAAGGCCCCTACCCTGCTCGAGCACAACCAGCTCACGGTGGCGGAGAACATCGAGTACTACACCTCTGGCTCCCGCAAGAAGCGGCTGGGCACCGCCAAGTACAACGGTGCGGCGGTAGGCAGCGCGTTCACCGATCTGGAGGACTTCTGGCGCTACGGGGTCAGCCTGATCCCCACCCAGAAGTTCATGGCCCACACCGGGACCAGCATCGTGAAGGACGATGGTGACGGAGTCTGGGACGTGCTGGACGGAGCGTGGGGGAGCCCTGACGCCCAGACCGATATCACCATCGCCCAGGGCTACGCCGTGTTCGCCACCACCCATGGCGACGTGGCCAAGAAATACGATCAGACCGCGCTGAGCGATCTGACCAGCACTGGGACGCCCAAGTTCTCCGCGTCCACGTATCACCAGCGGCGGCTGTTCACGGCGGGGGAGACGGAGGCGCTGTCGGGGAGCGCCAATCCGTCCCGCACTACGTTCAGTGCGGCGGGGGACATCACCGATTTCTCTGGAGCGGACACCGGCTCGCTGATCTTCGACCAGGACGATGGCGATCGCTTGATGGGGATCTCCGACAGTTACCGGGGCCGACTCTATTTCTTCAAGGGGCCTCAGTATGGAGCCGTGTTCGAGTTGACGGGGACGAGTCCCAGCACCTACGCCAACAACCGATTGTTCTCTGGTGCTCCGTGTGTAAGCCACCAGGGCATCATCACGCTGCCCAACGATATCTACTGGGCCTCGCGGTATGGATTCCATAGCCTGGCCGCCACCCAGAAGTTCGGTGATACGGAGGAGGCAAATATTAGCCGGCCCGTGCAGGCACTGTTCAACCGCTTGAATCATGGCCGCCTGCACCAGATCGTCGGGTTCTATCATCCCTCGCGCAATATCATCGGGTGGACGGCCCCGGAGTCTGGCCAGACGCAGAACAATGTGGTCTTCGTCTACAACTACCTGCTCCAGCAGTGGAGCACGTGGCGCTTCACCTTCCCGGTGGCCACCGCCGCCGTGATGCTGGACCCGGCGGGGGCGAGCCAGGGGCAGCCCCGCCTGTACCTCGGTGGCTACGACGGCTACGTGCGGGAAGGTGATCAGGAAGTGCTGGCCGATGATGGCACGCAGGGCTATGCCGCCATCGTCGTGACGCCCATCTATTCCCGGTTCTCCGACAGCGTGACGGAACTGCACGAGAAGCAGTTCTATGCGGTGACCACGTTCTTCAATCCGAAGGGCCAACACGTGGCGAACCTTGAGGTGCTGATCGACAAGCGCACCCAATCGGCGGCCGTCGAGATGGTCGGGGGGGGCGCCGTCCTGGATACCTTCGTGCTGGACGTGGATCGGCTGGCAGGGAATGAGTACGACTACGTGGAGACCATCATCGAGGACCGGGGTCGCTCCATTCAGCTCAGCTGGACCCAGGCGGGGGTGAATCAGGACATGGAGATCTACGGGCACGCCGTGCGGGCGGCGGTGGCCGAGGGCCACGCCATGGAGCCGAGTTAGATGGCGCTGTCACGAGTCAAGGTCTGGTCCAGCAACGAGATCCTGACGGCGGCGGCGTTGAATGCCGAGTTCAACAACCTGTTGAACAACGCGGCGGCGCTGATCTCGCCCCTCACCGGCAATCTCGACCTGGGCAGCAATGCGATCCTCAATCTCGATAGCCTGACCTTCAATGACATGCTGGTGAGCCCGGCCACCGCCGGCCAGCTCCAACGCAACGGGGCGCTGCTCCAGTACTACGACGGGACGCGGAGCCATTCCCTGCTGAGTGCTCAGGCCCCCGCCAACTTCAATTACATATTCAACGGGGATTTTGAGATTTGGGGGGGTGGCGGTTCGGCGGCACCGACGGGCTGGACTCTAGTTGGGGCAGGCGCAACTATTTCCCGCAACAGCGGTGGAGTGGGGCCTCGAACGGGTACCTTTTTCCTCGACATGACGCGAGCCGGGACGGATTGTCGGATTGAGCAGGACGTGGCGGCGATCTATCCACAGATCTCGTGGTGGCAAGGGAAGACTGTCACTTTTGGGTGCCTTGTCCGCACGGCGGTTGCCAACGCCGCGCGGATCATGGTCACTGACGGCAGCGGTAGCTCTACCATGTCAGGCTATCACGCGGGCGATGATGTCTGGCGATGGATGACCGTCACGCATACGATTGCCAGCGGTGCCACGAGCGTGTTCTGCTATTGTCGGATCGACAACACGAACGCGCTAGTCAAGTTCGACGGCGCCACCCTCGTCATCGGCACCAGCCTCGCCGACTTCCTCCCGAGTGGCTGGCGGGGGCGGAAGGCGATCATGCAGGGTGGCAGCGTCACGACGACGGTTCCGGCGGGCTCGACCTACTATCTACACCCCGCCGGGACCGCGAGTACCGACCTCGTGACTGGTCAAACTCCGTTCAAGGGTGTCGCCCGCAATTTGTACGTGCTCGCTGGCACTGCCCCCGGAGCCGCGAGCTTTGTGTACACCTGTCGGACGAACGTCGGGGACACGGCGTTGACGGTAACCCTGACCGGTGGGAGTCGCACGAGCAGTAATGTGACGGCTGAGGTCGAGGTCCCGAAGGGCTCTGGCTTCAACGTCAAGCTGGTGACCAGCGCGGGCGCTCCCGTGGCCGCCCATGCGTGGGCGGTGGAATACGAGGAGATACCCTAGATGTTTCTCCTCGTCCACTCGAACACCCGCAAGATTCACGATGCCTCGGACGTGGGCACCTGGGAGGTCGCGCCCGCCTTTGAGATCGTCGAGGTGCCGGGGTCCGTTGACGGTGATCCCGACGCGACGCCGCCGGTTCCGCCCTATGCCTGGCCAAATGAGAGTCCGACCCGGTGCATGCTGGACACTGACCTGGTGACGATTATTCCAGATCCCAGCTGGAGTGAGACGCAGGCCTTCGAAGATCAGTTCGATCAGACGAAGGACATCAAGACGATTGCGGTGTGGGCCCGGAATCACTTCAACCAGATTCACCAGAAAATGTCACCGGTCATGCCCGCCATCACGCCCGCGCAGATGCGCGACGAGCTGCTCGCGATTCGAAAGCAGCTCGGCAAATGACACCCGGACAAGCCTGGCACGACCTCAACGTTCCCCTGCGCGGCGTCGATCTGGTCGCCATCATGAAGGAGATCACCGAGGAGGCGCCGCCCCCCAGTGGCTGAGCAAGACCGCGTCATTCCCCTGGCTGGAGTCCAGCCGTCGCTCAGCGGGGTGCCGGGTGGCCTGAGCGGGCTGGCCGGCGGATTGAGTGGCCTCGGCCCGGCGGTCACTGGACCAGCGGGCGTGCAGGCCCGGCCAGGGCTCGCCCCGACGCCGCTCCTCGGCAAGCAAGCGCCAGCGGTCGCCCAGCCCCGAGGCGTTGTTTCCTTCCGACCCACTGGGTTCAGCAATCTGGTGACTGGTCGGCCGGCGCAGGTCAACCGGAGCCTCATCGGGGCGATGCCCGATCCGCTGGCCGGGCTGCCGCTGGCCGGGCTGCCGCTGGCGTCATCCACTGATATCGCCACCTTGCTTGAGGCCCTCCAGGCGACCTCCCCTGGCCTGCTGGATCAGCTCAAGGCTGGCGGGGCCCTGCCTGGGCTGCAAGGGGTGGGAGCCCAAGTGAATGCGCCACCGGTTCCTGTGGCGCAACCCAGTCCTGGGGCGCAGACGCAGGCCCAGCAGGCGCAAGCGGCGTCGCAGACACTGACGCCGACGCAGCAATCGGTGCTGCCGCAGGCGATAGCGGCGGTGCAGACGGCGATGGGGCTTGGCGGCGCGGTCCAGAAGGTGGGCCAGGCGGGAGTCACGCCAAGTTCCGTGGCTGGGCTGGCGGGCCCGGTGCTGGACACGGCGGCGATTGCGGCCGAACTGTTGAAGGCCAACCCTGACCTGGTGCTGGCGCTCAAGGCAGGCGCTGACGCAGCGCCCATCGTCTCCAAACTGCTCTCACCAGCGTTTCGCCAGGTATTGGCCGGCGGGAGCGGGTTGGGAGGCGCCCTCACCGCGGGTGCCGGTTTGGCCGGGCTGGGAGCGAATCTCGGTGGCACGCTGGCGAAGGGGCTGGGGGCACCGAACGAGCTGAGCTTTGGCTTGCAGCAGGCGGGGGCGTTGGCGGGTGGGATTGGCGCGCTGTCGTCCATTGCCTCGCAGGGAGCGGCACAGGCGGCGGCCTCCGCTGCCCCCGCAGCACTGGGGAGCACACTGGGTCCAGCCATCGGTGGGGCGAGCCTGGGGCAAGGCCTGGGGGCGCTGCTCTCCATTCCTGGAACCGTGGCGTGGTTCATGGACGCGCAGGCGCGGGCGGATGAGCGCCGTCGCATGGGCAATCAGGCGGGGGCCATGTTCCAGGAACTGCGGGCGAAGGGCTTGCCCCGGGCCCAGCAGGGCTTCATGCAGATGCTGCAGGGGAACCTCGGTGGGGCGGATGCGGTGGCGGAGGTAATGCAGGACCTGATCCGGGTGGAGTTCTTCGCGAGGCAGGCGCGAGGGAGTGTGCAGGGCACTGGGATCCCGGAACTTCGGCAGAACATCATGCAATCGGTAGCTCGGCTGGGGCCCCGGGCCTTCGATGCGGTGGTGGATCGGTTGGTGGCGCGGGCGGATCAGCCCTCGGTGGACAAGTTCCAGAAGGGGATGGGGCGGATGCTGGTGCCTGGGGAGACCCGGCTGGTTGGGAACGTCCCGGCGATTGCCCAGTGGCTCGGCACGTATCTTGGGGAACGGCCTGGGCTGGCGGCGCAGCCCACCATCGGGGAGCGGTTCTACGGCATGGCCCCCCAGGGATCGCGCTATGCTCGCCCGGCGGCGGCTCCTGCGTCGAGGGCGCTGACGGCCGCTGACGTGGCGGGGCTGCCCCGCCAGAGTCTTCAGCAGGCGATGCAGGACCCACGGATTGTCGAGTACCTGAGAAGGATGGGCTAGCATGGCGGACTTTACTCTCGATATCCCGGATCTCCAGCTCGGGGGTTCCTTCGACAGCGGGGGATTTGGCGGGGGCTTTGGCTTCGGGGACTATGGGGGG